GCATGTATTCGTTATGCACTTCTTGTGGCTCTGTTGATTTAGGTAAGGTAAAGAATAAGTTTACTGACTGTGCTTGACAAATAAACTGCTGTCTTTTGTAAGCGTGTTCTACAATCCATATCTGATTAAGCTCATTAGCTGTCTTAAATATTTCTTTCTCATTATCATCTAACACTTCGAGGTGCTGTACTGAACCTTCGTTAGCTGATATATCTTTCCATATGTTTTCTAACTGCTTACCTTTAAGACCTTTTGTTTTAAAAAGTTTTTCAAGGTACTTATTCTTGACTTGATAAGAGCCGGAGAGAGTTTTGTGAGTATAGCAATTAGCCCTATAAGGCTCAATACTAGGGGAAGTACCACTACATATAATACCACTACTAGCATTAGGAGCAATAGCCATGAGATTAGCATTTCGCTTCCCTGTACCATGGATGTCAGGAGCTTCGCCCCTTTGTGCGGCAAGTTCTTTAGTCGCTGCTTTAGCTTTAGTCTTGATATAGGTGAAAGCTCTATGGTTAAAACCAGTTGCGTATATACCTTCGAAAGGAATATTTTGAGATTGTAGATATGCGTGAAAGCCCATCGCACCAAGCCCGAGGCTTCTCTCTCTATATGCCGAATAGGCAGATTTAGTATATCCTTCTTGACCCTCTCTAACATATTTCTGAAATCTTTTAAAGTTTGCACTGTATTCTCCTAGCTGTGTAGTATCTATGGCGTTGTCTATGTAGTGCTGTAAAACATTATCAAGCATGGTTATTAAATCTTCTATGAAGTTATCATCCTTAGACCATGTATCAAAGTGTTCTAAGTTGACTGAAGATAAACAACAGACTGCTGTTCTTTCTTCGTTAGTAGGTAAAGTAATCTCTGAACATAGGTTGCTCTGTCTTATCTTTAGTCCTAAATCTTTTTGTTCTTTAGGTAATGCCTCGTTACATGTATCTATATTAATCATGTATGGTTCACCTGTCTCTGCTCTAGCATGAATGATTTGCCACCATATATCTCTAGCGTTTACTGTCTTAACAGCTTCGTTAGATTTAGGGTCAATCAATCTCCAGTCATCATCTTTTTCTACAGCTTGTAAGAAAGCATTAGTGATGTTGATTCCATTATGTAGATTAAGATTCTTTCTATTGATGTCACCACCAGATTCTTTTCTCATGTTAATGAACTCTTCAATCTCCGGATGGCTTATGTCCATGTAAGCCGCGTAAGAACCTCGTCTTGTTGTACCTTGGTTGAAGGCTAACATCTGAGAATCAACTACATGCATGAATGGAATTGAGCCAGTTGAACGAGAGCCATGAGCAGTAGATACACCGTTACTTCTAATGTCTCCCCAATATCCACCGATGCCACCACCCGAACTTGCCAACCAAATATTCTCATCATAATGAGCTGATAAACCACCCCTACTATCAGGAACATAATTAAGAAAACAACTGATAGGAAGCCCACGAGTGGTTCCCCCGTTACTAAGAATAGGAGTGCTAAACATGAACCAACGATTGGAACTGTAGTTATAAAGTCTCTGAGCCAACTCAAAATCTGTGTTACCTTTGAAGGTTGCTCCATAGACGGAGGCTCTTGCGAACGCTTCTTGTGCATGTGTTTCTTTCTCCCAAAAATATCTGTCTTTTAATGTATCTATACTAAACTTATCAAAGGTTTTCTCTCTGTCATAGTCTATCTCTATTCCTAAATATTGTTTAGTTCCTACCTTGTCTTCAATCATCTTTCTTTTCCTGTAAGTGTAAAGCTATTATAGCATAATGTATTATCTTATGAAGCTCTGCTTTTTTATTATCTTTCTTTCCAAATCTCATAGAGTATTTCATTATGTTACCAATACAAAAACTTTCTCCGTGTCCGGCATCTATAATCATATCAGTGGCTTGGTACTTTTCACCTGCGTAATGTTGTTCATAAGTTCTATCTATATTTCTTCTTATCTGTATCAGTGTATTTTCTTCGTTAAACTTATATGTCATTTTTCCATTCCTCTGGTAGCGTTTCTTCGCTGTACCATCTAAAGTTATTTGCCTCTGCCCATTCGGCATGAGTTCTTTTTGTTCCGTCTTTTCTTTTCTTAGCCTGTGGCATTGGAGCATAAGGTTTTTGAAATAAGAATACTAGCTCTCTGTGTTCAGGGTCTAGGGCTTCTCTAACATGTATGTACTTACTGTACTCAGCGTAGTCCCAGAACCTACCCTTAGCTTCTAACAAGATAATCTTATCGTCAGTTATCTTTACAAAGTCTGGCTCATATCTATGATTAATAGTGTAGTCTATCTTTTCCCAATGGTGTTTCCAATCTTTAAGAATAGTTTGGTGTATCTCGTATTCCCACCTGCTATCATATCCTTTAGGTACATCAACCTTCTTAGGTCTAGGTTTTCTTGGTACTCTTCTAGGCATTTAAATCTTCTAGTGTAAGGTTAGGATTTTTCTTTACCTTTTTATTAAACCATCTTAAGCTGTAAGCACTTAACATAAATCTATTATTAGCAAAGAGGTGTGTTTGCTCCGGTATAAATTCGTGTAAGTTTTTCTTAGTTATCTTAGTAGCGTCTTCTCCTTCAGGTGTCATTGTTCTTATCCAATCAATGAGTAGTGATTCTGATTTTCTTCTTAGCTGTTTAGACTTTCTTTGGTTCATAATTTTTTACAAGTTTCCAGTAATTTAAAATGCTGTTAAACATTTTAGTGTGTTTGTTTTGTGTATCTTTATCCCAGATATGACAAGAGATAAGTTCTGTGTCTTCTCTATCTACAAATATAGATACTCTTTCCACATCAGTAAACCCACAACCTTGAGCATAGGCAGACAACTGCATACCATGTTCATCGTATACTAATTTAGCAGGGTCTTTACCTTCTAAGTTGTCCTTAGTTTTAAAGTCAACAAAGATACCAGACTTAGAATATAAATCTATCTTACCACCATAGCCCAAGTCAGCACAGAAGGAAGCTTCTGCTATCCATTCTTCGTTAGGGAAGTTATCATTTAAATAGTTCTTAATGATACAGTAAGTTTCTGTTTCTTCTTCTCCTAAGAATCCTCGTTCAATCATAGCGTGAATCTCAGTACCTTTTTTTGCAGCCTCTTGACCAATCCTTTTAGAATCTATCTTACATCTGTAAGCAAATTCTTCTGTGGATTCCAATACATTTTTCTCTAAGGTAAGGGCAGAGTTAAGTGCTTGGTTTATTTTCCAATTCTCTAATGAGGGTTTAGCTATCATACCAAGAATGGTAGTGACAGAGGGTACTAGGTTATCTTTCTTAGCATCTCTAAGGGTAGTGTTTCTTTCCTTACCATTAGCACCTATGACTGTGTACATTGGGTCTCCCTCTTGGGTATACCAATGACCAGATTCAGCTGTTATTTTCTTAGCCGACAGTTTATTATATACTTCTTGAGTAGATGTGTCAAGTGTTTCTTTATTTTTTTTCATCTTCAGATTCCTTAAATGCTTTTATAACATCTGATGAGAATAACTTTTGGAGATTAACTAAGAACATTTTACTAGCGTTATGGTCACCACCTGCTACAGTTTTAAATGTATCAAGCTTATCAACGATAGTTCTTAGTACATCTGTTTTAAATACAAGGGTACAAAACTCGTTGTCTCCTACACATAAGTTATGAAACCAATAGTCTGATTCAGTTGCTCTAATACCAGAAGGTTTGTTCCATGACTCATACTCTATACATATGTTTCCTGTCTTCATCCACATACCTTTCTCTGATTTAACTTCTATCTTCTTACCGGTTAGCATGTCCTTTATCTTGTCTTCTCTTATCTCTCCATACTCTAAATCAATATCAAATTTCTTCCTGTCTTCTTTAGTGGGTTTCACTCCAGTTAGCTCCTATCTTGTATTCACCATCCAACGGACAGCGAAGGTTAAAAAATGTACCTGCTTTTATTATACTATCTACTGCTAATCTACCTACAAAATCTGATTGGTTTACAGGTACTTCTATCTGCCATTCATCGTGTATGTTAGCTACGAATTTGTAATCTACGTTGTTTAATTTTAACACATCATCTAGGATAACTAAAGCTTGTTTCATAACAATAGCTCCTGCTCCCTGTAGTAAAGTGTTTAGTGCTGAATGTTGATTACGAACATAAAGCTTTCTACCATCTAATCCCTTGAGATATTTTTTTGCTGATGCTCTTTGTACTCTATCCCTAAGAGATTTAAATGTAGGTTTATTATCAAAGAAATATTGTCTAGCTCTTTTACCGTCTGCTGTATTTCCTCCA